TGCAGGAACTCCATTGTTGAAGTTTATCATCACCGCTGGTAAGAAACCATTAACGATATTATTAAAGTGTAAATTACTAATCTCTCCGTCAGCAACTGCTAATTGTAAAGCAGATACCCAATCAGGTAATGAGTAGTAATATAAACCAGGACAATAATTCTTAATATAAAGTATTTCTACTTTCTCATTAGATGTGCCAAAAGCAGGTAATTTCTTTTTATCTCTTATCTTTCTTTGGTCACTCCAATCAGTACAGTAATAATAATTCTCTATCTTTGGAGAACTACCTAACTTTTCTGCTCTTAATAATTGAACAGGTACATGATACATCTTTTTAATCTTACTATGGTCATCATTCCAATATACTTGAAAGGCTGCATTACCAAATAACTTTAAGTCAAATGCAACTCTCTTTGTTTCTTCCTGTGGAATTAACTTCTGTAATACTTCGTTAAATGTTTGGTCTTTGGAATATAATCCTTTACCGAAAATTAAATCTGATATACCTTCGATTGCAGCTGCATTAGATGTACTAACATTGAATGCATTAATAACTGCTTCAAAGAAATCGTCTTGTCCATAAACACCAAATGGTACAAATGGATAACGTGACTTTGTATCTTCAGATATTATTGGTAGCTGATTATTGTTTACATTTACGATTGAAAGTTTTGTCGTTTGTTTCATATTAATTCATTATGATATACTTGTTCTCTGTTACATTAGAGATGTATTGTCTATTTTTAGTTTCGTATATTGATTTTTCTACTGATTGAGATGCATATACTTGTATTGTACCATGCCATATAGGGTCAATGCTTCCACTATTTAATAGTTGTGCTCTGTATTCTTCACCAACCATTGTACCCGATATATTAAGTGAGAAAGATACATAACTCTCATATGGTAAGTAAGTTAAACCTGTAACACTTCCAGTAGTATTATCTTGTGTAGTCATGTTCTGCAATGCAAGAGTAAAGTTTGAACTTGCCGTAGGTTCGGTTCTAAAACAATATTGATTGGATTGAGATATAAAATATGCTAGCATTATCTTGTCGTTATCTAATAATAACATTAGTTTTAGTGGAAATAGTTAAATAAAAAAACCCCTACATCTCTGTAAGGGTTTAATATTTTAAAATGATATACTGATTAACTTCCGTAAACTACTGTATAGTTTGAAGTTAAACCACCCAATGCATTTGTTGTTGTAGAGCCTGATAAGAATGCTGCTGGTAATTGTTCTTGTCCAGTTAGAGTTACTGAATAACCATAAAGGTCACCCATAGCTGCACCTGTTTGAATTGTACCCGCAGTTACATCTGCTCCTTCTCTTTCACCAACTAACAAAGCTTGTCCGTTCATTGTCCAAACGATAACTTGAGGTCTACCATAAGCCATAAGCTTTAATTGAGTAGTCATTTCGTTTGTCAATTTCTTCAAATTCAATACTAATTCTTGTGAAAAGAATGTAGTACCATTTTCTCTTGAAGAGTTAACGGTTTCAGTATACGCACTTGTTCCTTTTAATTCGTAGTAGTACAATGTAGAACCTGACGGTACTGCAGTTACTTCTCCGTTTACATTCTTAGTGAAAGAACCAGTTGTGTAATTGATAAAGTATACACCAGCGATACCGCCGATACTCTCTTTACACACTTCATTTCTTCCAGCTGATAAATTACAAGACATATCTGTTAAGTTTTAATTTGTTATTAAAAAGGGTGAGTGTTGTACCCACCCTTTAATTCTTTTTTTTTATTAGTAAGTTACTATGCGTATGCTCCGTAGTATACGATGTCTTGACCAACTCCGAATTGAACACCAGCAGTGTATCTCATGATGATTCTATAATTTTGAGAACCATCGATATTTGCCATATCCAATACTCTTGTTTCATTGTAGTCAGATAATAAACCTGTACCGAAGAACAAGTTAGACTTCTGAGCTGCAACGATTTTGTTAGTACCCATACCTGGACACATTACTAATTCAATACCATTGAAGTTCATTGGTTTTTCACCTACATTCAATTGGTTGTTGAATCCGTTTGCACCTAAACCAGAAGCACCACCACCAGCTAATGCTGATTGGTAATCTCTAGCTACATCAGTAGAAACATAGATTAATAAATCAGGCTTACCGAATACAGTCTTAGGGATTGTTTGGTAAACTGCGTCTAATACAGAGATAACATTTGTAGATGTTATACTACCAGAGATGATAGCACCTGTACCATTTGTTTTTGCAGGTAATACTGCTGTTGCTCCACCTGCTGCGATTGATGCAGAGAATGCTGTTTGGAAACCTAAGAAAGAACCATTTGTGTTAGTTCCTGTCCAGATTGCTTCCTCAGTTGCTTCTGCAACTTTACCACCAACATAAGAGATTAAGAAATCGTTGAATGACTTAGGGATTTCATCAAATGCAGAGAATCCTAATTGTAAAGCCTCCCAAGAAGCTACGAACTCTTGCTTACATAATTCTAAGTTAACTTGTAATTCTTTCGGAGTCAATACTTGCTCAGAAATAGATACACTACCAGAAGTTACGAAATCACAAGAAGCATCTTGTACGATACCAGATACATCTAATTTTTGGATTACAGATTTGTACTTCACGTTAGGCATGATAGTTACATATTTCTTATCCAAAGTGTTTGCACTTAACAACGCTGCTGCGATGTAACCTGCTGCTGCTTCTCCTGAATAGGTAGTTGCAGTGATTGTAGGCAATGCGAAATTTTGTTTTGCTTTCATTTTTTTAATTTAAATGATTGTTAATAATTTTTATTTATAAAGTTTAGATAAGAAAGAAGATTGTGAGTCTACTACTTTCTTACCATAGTTTTTTCTATTTTCTGCTGAGAATTTGAAACCTTCTTCAATCGGAGCACCATCTAATTTTGGTAACTCTTCATCTTCATCAGGCTCTGCAGCCATTGCTACTTCTTCGTTAACTGTTTGGTCAACAGGAGGCATCATAGCTTCTTCCATCTTCATCATTTTCTTTTCCATCTCTTCGATTCTGTAAGCCATATCTTCTAACTTCTTACCTAATTCGATTTCGATTTCTTTTTCATCTTCCTTAGTTGCATCTTCTGGTAAAGTTTCTACTTCTTCGGTTTCTTCTTCCATCTTTAAAGTACCATCTTTTACTTGGTTCTTTTGGTCAGGAACTTCGTTTACTTTTTGTAAGTCACCAGATGCTTGTGGAATTTCTTCTACTGGAACTACATCTAAATCTTCTGCAGCCATTTCAACATTTTCTCTTTCAACGATTTTACCATCTTCAGTTTTTACTTTCATCATGTTTTCGTTGCCTTCTTCGTCTTTCAACATTAAGTCGTGAGTTCCGTTTGGTGCTGGAGTTTTAGTTCCATCTTCTGATACTACGAATAGGTCTTCACCTACATCGAATGTTGCAGATTCAACAATTGTTCCGTCTGCTAGTTTTGCATAAGTTAATACTACTTCATCCTTAGACAAAAGTGATAGAATCTTATTTAATACAGTTTTTGAGTTCATATCTATTGTGTTTATACCTTATATAACAAAGGTGTTTAAAAAAATCGTTATTTTTATATTATGTAAAGAATCTTTGTGAGAATACTTTATATGTTTGTCTAATTTGTTTTGGTGTTAAAATAAATGGGTATTGCAAGAATGCCATTATTTTTACGCTAGAAACATTACTTGCTATACTAAACTTAGTGGTTTGTGTACCACTTGTTGTTCTAGTTATATTTGTAGTATCACTAATTACTGGTTGATTATTTATGTATAACAAATGTTGTGTAGAATTATTTGCACTAAATGCAGCAACATTATATCCATTATTTACACTACCTGTACTATTATTTAATTGAATACTACTAATTAATGGTATTGTACCAGTATTGCTACTATCATATAAACTTACATCTAAATATGATGATGTACCGAATGCAGTAATTCCACGTAAAGTAAATACAATAGAATTTGCTCCTGCAGCCTGTGGCATGTCTGATGAATATGGATTTCCTTGTGCTCCGTTTAATGCAAATATTGCAATATTAGTTTGTTGTTCTGTTGATTTCCAATCCCATTGTAAATAATTTGCAGCAAATGCAGTTGCATTAGTAATCATAACACCACCTTGAACTGATGATAATGTTGGGTATATTGCTCCTGGATTAAAATAAGGAATAAGTGAGCCTGTTACATTTGCTGTACCAACATTGTAAACTATTTGTGAACTATTAAATGCAGATGTACATAATGGATTACCGAAATCATATATTAAGTCTGCACCTGAAACATATTCAAATTGACCAAAAAATACTCTTTCTCCTCCTCCTTTTACAAATGGTTGTGGTATCATATTATACGAATGATTGTGCAGGGAATGCGTACACTGTTGTACTATCCACCGCAGTAAATGAAATTATATCAATGTTACCTGATGGAGATGCTGCGTAGAACGAACCTGAAGGTTGTTTTACATTTGAACTAAACGATGCAGATGCACCTGTTGATGTATTGATTACTAATGTTGCAGTCACACCTGGTTGAGGATTTGTTATATTTAATCTAGTCGAACCTGAAAGTGTTAGAGTAAAGTAGTTTGCTACACTTAAATCTATACTTGCAGTCGATGATGCAATTGCTGATGCAGATACATTACCATAAACTGAACCTGTGTAAGATAAACTACCACTAACATTAAATGTACCTTCAACAAATATATTAGAACCTGAATCAATTAAGAAACCGGTCTTTCTATTTGTATATCCAGTACCCGTACCTACTGCGAAAATAGTTTGTGCAGTCTTAGCTCTATT